GATTAGCCATGCTGGCTCATAGTGCTAAAGGATCTACTTGGGAAGAGCATAAGTATATCAAACGAATTGATGGAACATACTACTATCCAGATAGTTATAAAGGTGGTCGGCATCTCGATAATTCAGATTCATCTGAGGAAGTTGAAAATGAAGAAAGTTTTGATCTTACGTCAGATGAAATCGATGCATTAGCCAGAGAAGTAATTAGAGGAAACTTTGGAAATGGCGAAGATCGAAAAGAAGCTATCGGAGAACACTATCGGGAGATCCAAAATAGAGTTAATGAGCTTATTATGGCGTCTACCGGATCTACGAAAGTTTCAGAAGCTTCTGAAGAAGTTGTTTCAACCGGAGAAGAAGCAGTAGATAAAGCCGTTACCGCAAGTTCATCCTCTTCGACTAAATCTTCTTCAAAGAAGATAGATATGGACGAAGTACTTGGAATATACAGAAGAAAGAGTTCATCATCTTAGGAGGTAAAAAATGAGTACATACATTATAGCACCAAAAGATTCTGATCTCATGCATTTCGGAAAAGGTCATAATGACAATCCTCCTGGACGTAGAAGCGGACGTTACACACGGGGCACTGGAAATGGTGATGGTGCAAAAGAAAAAAGCAAGGAATTATTCAACGATCAGTAAGCAAGAAAGTATCGACAATTCAAAGTAATGAAAATCTGTCAACGAAAAAAAGTTGAAAAAGATCAGTAATGCTTACAGCCTTGGTCAAGTTGGACAAACATATATAAATCTTGCATTAGATGCGGTTCCTATAGCTGCTATTGGCGGTGGATTAATTCTCGGTTCCAATTATTGCGGCAACTGGTTTAGCCGGATTAGCAGCGTTTGCGCTAAAGAAATAAGCGATGCAATGAAGCTCAACGCCAACAAGAATTATGATATGCAGGAAGTTATACGGAAGGAGTGTAATGAGTAATGTCAAAATTAACAGAACGGTTCCGAAATGGTTGGAACGCATTTCTAGGCAGAGACCCTACTTTTAATTATCATGGAAGTGGTTATGGAGGATATTACAGACCTGATCGGGTTAGATTATCAAGAACAAATGCTCGAACAATTGTTAACTCTATTTATAATAGAATTGCAGTTGATGTTGCATCTGTTAATATTAATCATGTAAGACTCGATGAGAATGGTAATTACAAAGATACAATAAAATCAGATCTTAATAATGCTTTAACAATCGAAGCAAACACTGATCAAACTGGAAGAGCACTTATTCAGGATATTGTAATGTCAATGTTCGATGAGGGATGTGTCGCTGTGGTGCCAATCGATACAGATATCGATCCATATCAAACAGACTCATATAAAATCTATTCTTTGCGAACTGGAAAAATTATTGAGTGGTATCCGCAGCATATTAAAGTTGAAGTTTATGATGAGAGAATCGGTAAGAAACGAGAAATAGTGGTAGAGAAAAGCATTACTGCTATAATCGAGAATCCATTCTATTCAATAATGAATGAAACAAATTCAACACTTCAAAGACTTATTAGAGTTCTTAGCCAGCTCGACCGAACAAATGATCAATGCAGCGCCGGCAAAATGGATTTGATTGTTCAATTGCCATATTCAATAAAATCATCAGCTAGGCAGGTTCAAGCTGAAGAACGACGTAAAAATTTGGAAGCACAATTAACTGGTTCCCAATATGGAATAGGTTATATTGATGCAACTGAACATGTAACTCAGCTTAATAGATCTCTTGAAAATAATCTATGGGCGCAGGCTAAAGATTTAACCTTAGAACTATATAATCAGTTGGGTTTAACACAGAGTATATTTGACGGGACTGCCGATGAAAATACTCAAATCAATTATCAAAATAGAACGGTAGCGGTTATTCTTACTGCTATTGTTGAAGAAATGCAAAGAAAATGGATATCTAAAACTGCCAGAACACAAGGTCAGGCAATCAGATTCTTCAGCGATCCATTCAAACTCATTCCAGTTAGTCGGTTAGCAGAAATGTCTGACAAATTAACAAGAAATGAGATCATGACATCTAATGAGGTTCGTTCTGTAATTGGTTTGAAGCCATCAGATGATCCGAAAGCAGATGAATTACGCAATAGTAATCTGAATCACCCAGATGAGGGTGAGGATGAAAGCCAAAATATCACAGATACCGATGAAGATGATGATCAATAAATCTGATAAGCAAATATTTATGAGGCTAAACCATATAGGGAACTAAGTGAACATTTGTAAAATTAGATGATTTAATCTGAAACTTTATTAGTAATAAACAAATATTAAAAAGGATGGTGACTATAATGCCAGGTGATTGGGACTTTGCCGGATGGGCAACGAAAAATGATTTAACTTGTGCAGATGGCCGTATCATTCGAAGAGATGCATTCAAAGTAAACGATCATAAGAAGGTTCCACTTGTATGGAATCATCAGCATAACTCAGTTAGTGATGTTCTCGGACATGCTATTCTTGAGAATCGTGATGAGGGCGTTTATGCTTACTGCTATTTCAACAATACAGCAAGCGGTAAGGATGCAAAGGAACAGGTGCAGCACGGGGATGTTTCATCCTTAAGCATTTGGGCTAACAATCTTCAGCAGACAGGCCATGAGGTACTTCATGGGGTAATCAGAGAGGTAAGTCTCGTTCTTGCTGGAGCTAATCCCGGTGCGTTTATCGAGTCTGTAATGGCTCATGGCGAACCAATGGAAGACTATGACAGTGAAGGACTGTTCTATACAGGATCAAGCATTGAACTCTTCCATTCAGAGGATCCAGGAAAAGACGAGAATAAAACAGAGAAATCAAAGGAGGAGAAAGATATGGCTGACAAAGAGCCCGAAAAGAAGGAAAACGGTAATGACGAAACCGTAAAAGACGTCTATGAAACCTTGACTGACAAACAGAAGAAAGCCGTAGCAATCATCGTAGGTCAGGCTATTCAGGATTCAAAATCAAGTAAGAATTCTAAAAGTGAAGAGGAGGATGATGAAATGAAGCACAATGTATTTGACAACGAGGATCGATCCACGCATCTCAGCCATTCTGATTATCAGAAGATCTTTGATGACGCAAAGCGTTTAGGATCTCTTCGTGAAGCAGTTAATCAGAATTTTGAAGATGGCGGTGTTCTGGCGCATGCGCTTGATACAACGGGCATGGTGACCGCTACTGGAAATCAGGATTATGGATTTAATGATCCGGATATGCTGTTCCCGGACTACAAGTCTCTGAATGCCCAGCCTGAGTGGATCTCCAGAGATATGGATTGGGTTTCCAAAGTTATGGCAGGTGTACATCATACCCCCTTTAGCCGCATTAAGTCCCAGTATGCAAATATCACTGAGGATGAAGCACGTGCAAGAGGATATATCAAGGGTAAGCAGAAGAAGACTGAGGTATTCACAACTCTTAAGCGTACCACAGACCCGACGACAATCTACAAGTTGCAGAAGATGGATCGCGATGATGTTATCGATATTAAAGATTTCGATGTTGTCGCATGGATCAAATCTGAGATGAGAGTAATGCTGAATGAGGAAATCGCCCGCGCAATTCTTATCGGTGACGGACGTCAGACCGATGCTGAGGACCATATCCCGGTAGATCACATTCGTCCGATCGCACTGGATGTGCCGCTTTTCAATACCAAGGTTATTGTTGATGCAGCTGCAAATGATGATGCTCAGACGATCGCAAAGAATACGATCAATGCTGTTATCCGCGCCCGCAAGAATTACAAGGGGTCTGGCAATCCGAGCTTCTACACCACTGAAGATGTTGTTACCGAAATGCTCCTTATCGAGGACGGAATCGGTCACAAGATTTACAAGACAGAATCTGAGCTGGCTACCGCTCTTCGTGTGAAAGAGATCGTTACCGTTGAGCCGATGGAAGGACAGACCATCAAGAATGATGAAGCTGATATGCCGTTGATCGGCGTGATCGTTAACTTAGCCGACTACAACGTTGGCGCAGACAAGGGCGGCGAAGTGAATCTGTTCGATGATTTCGATCTTGATTTCAACAAATATGAATATCTGATCGAAACCAGAATTTCTGGTGCTCTTACCAAGCCGTATTCTGCTCTTACCATTCTTCGGAATGACGCTCAGGTGGCTGGCTAATCGTATTTCAAAATGGAGGTGATTTTCTAGATGAAATTCTATGGGAAAGTTGGTTTCTGGTTGGAAAGCATCGAGGTTAAGCCTGGAGTGTATAAATCCAAAATGGTCGAAAAAGACTATACTGGTGACATTAGCTGGGATAATCGAAAATTTCAGTCATCAGAATACCAAAATGACGAGTTACGATTGAATAATTCAGTTAGTATACTTTCCGATATGTATATGCAGGAGAATATCGCCTCCATTAAATACATTAGCTGGAAAGGAGCTAAGTGGAAAGTCACAAATGTTGAAATTGGCTATCCACGAATCACTTTAACGATTGGGGGTGTCTACAATGGAACTGGAGCAGAAACGTCTAGCTCTTCATGAGTATCTTTGTGATATTCTTGGAAGTAGAAATTGTTACTACTCCCCACCAACCGGAATGGAAATGAAATACCCATGCATGGTATATAACTTATCTGGCCAGAATAATCTGAATGCTGACAATCTTAAGTATTTATCAACTCTTGTATGGGAGATTACAATCATTGATGAAGATCCCGATAGCTCAATAGCAAGCAAGGTATTTGGTCTTCCAAAATGGAAATTTGATCGTTCTTTTTCATCAGATGATTTGAATCACTTCGTATTTACATTAAACTATTAAAAAATTATTAAAGGAGGTACTAATTATGCCTAAATTATTATGGGATGAGGTAGGTAAAAGAACATATGAAACTGGTGTTGATCATGGTGTTCTTTATCTTTATCAGAATGGAACATATACCAATGGAGTATCCTGGAGTGGATTAACCTCAGTAAGTGAGAGTCCGTCAGGAGCAGAAGATACAGCTTTGTATGCTGATAACATGAAATATCTTAATCTTAAGAGTGCTGAAGAACTCGGCTTAACTGTTGAATGCTATTCATATCCGGATGAATGGGCACAGTGTGATGGAACAACTGAATTTGCTCCTGGTGTTACCTTCGGGCAGCAGAAGAGAAGCACTTTCGGTCTCTCTTACAGAACCAAGATCGGAAACGATGTCGATGGCGATGACTATGGATATAAGTTGCATATGATCTATGGATGCTCTGCATCCCCGTCCGAGAAAGGTTACTCATCTGTTAATGACAGCCCGGAGGCTATTTCATTCAGTTACGAAATCACAACCACACCGATTACAACAGACGGCTATAAGCCGATCGCATCGGTAACTATCGATTCCACGAAGGTAGACAAGGTTGCTCTGGCAGCGCTTGAGGATATTCTTTATGGAACCGACGGCGACGATGATTCTACCGGCAGCACTGCAAGACTTCCTTTTCCGGAGGAATTGAAAGAGATCTTCAAAGTAGCCGGCTAATCGTATTTCGAAATACAAAGCCATTTATAGTAAC